ACAAGCTAAACAAATTAGGACTACAAGTTAGATTTTACGTTATATTTTTGCTACTGAAAATGTTAAAATTTATAGCGGCTTAAAAACTAGGAATTTTTAACCAGTCTTTAATTATTTCTGGGCTGCTTTTAATTGTTTCTGGCAGCTCTTTATAGATCGTTATCCTTTCGGTAGGAGTAAGTTTTTCATAGTGTTCAAATTTTGCTACGTGATTATTAAAAACAGGCCACAAATTAAGGACTTGCTCGTTTATAGTTTCAATCAAATTTCGTCTTTCATTTTCGATAATTATATCAAAGACATCTCCAGCTAATCTACTTTTAACATAGTCACCGCTGGTCCCGCTGGCTGGGCTTATACCAAAAATAAGCCCGGTTAACTCTTGGTTGGTTTGGGCTATGCGCTCCTTAAAAGCTGCATAGCTAGTAGCGTCGGCCACCTTATGTGCCTTAAAATCATCAAGTTTGCTGATAATACCCCCCGAAGTTTCAGCGTTAGCCAGTGCCTCCTGTGCGCGCTGCAAATTAGCTGCATTTTCTGGGCTAGCAACTTGTATTATTTTTAACCATTGATAAAAAACTTTAATAAACAGCCCCCACTCCATATTCGCTGCAAGTTTTTCGGTGCATTGAAGGCTGGCTGGCAAAAACAACCCCATTGTGTTAGCAGACCTTAGCTCGATTAGATTAGCCATTGCCTTGCCACTACGATAGTTGACGCCCTCAATAGCTGTCGGGTTGGGCAGCAAATACCCTCGCACTGGATCAAGGTTTTCAAAAGGCACTTGAGCAACCGTAACTCTGCCGTTATCAAGCAGTTGCAGATTAGTTAGTTGCACAACACTGCCACCATAGTAATCCGCATCCAGCAGATGCATACACATCCGCCGAAACCACTCTTTTTGGATTAGCCGAGTTAGCTCTTTGTTCTCTACGCCAGTGCGCGCATTAACTATAATTACTGGCGTTGCCATAACGCACTTTTTGCGGGTTTGCACCAAGCCAGTTAGCCATACGTCAGCATCCAAAATTTGCCGATAGATCTGTATTAGCATCCAGCGATAAGGCCGCTCAGCATCTCGCGCACTATCTCTAGCCAACGCCCACAAACGAGGTGTAATAGAATGCCAGTACTCCCCATATTGCTGCAAGGAGCGCAGGTGGTTAGTGGCAACCATATTAGCAGGGAGCTGCGCAAAAATTTGCGTGCCTAGCGACTGGCTCTCCATTGGCTCGCTAATTTTTGCAAGAGAGACCTTGCGTCTAAATATCCGGTCAAAAAAATTTGCCATAATTATAAGTTGTACGACCCACGATCGCGTGTAATAAATTGCATTGTCCCACCAATATCCTTGCCGTCAGCATCTCGTATAGGCTCTAAACCAGGTGGAGACGAGTGCCCAGATGCCGCCTCTTGCAAACGGCGAATCGCTGTTTTGTAGCGCATTGCAAGAGTGCTGTCGGCAGAGTGAGTAGGCGTTAAGGCCTCAAATAGGCGCATAATAACCAGTGAGATCGTAATATCCAACAGCCAGTCAGAACGGTTATTCCCAGTTTGAGCAAAGGCCTCTTCTATTTTATATCGCACAGCAAGTATGCCAATAATATCGGCAATAGCAAATCGCTCAGCCAACTCAATGCGCTGGCTTACAGGCATCCAATAACTAGGGTTAGGCGGAGGCGTGTTAGCTGGCACATTAGCAATCGCAACATAAGGCTGCCCATTATTGACTGCCTGCACATTGTCGCCAGTTGCGTACACCAACGTAGGCTGGTACACTGGGTATCCATCTCCTAGTAGCTCTGCAACCTGGCCTGGCAGCAACTGCGAGCGCAAATCATCTATTGTTAAAAACTGTAAAGGCATTATATTAAATTGCTACGCAATGTTTTTATACTTTTTTGATTATTTGCGATTGTATTGGCACGCTTTGGCATTGCGGCCCAGCTACCTCCACCAAATTCGAGATTTTCGATTGCTCCTGCAAGTGCGTCTGGCCCATCATCTTTTTGATTACGCTTGCTGGGGTCAAACGCAAGCAGTTGGTAAACCAACCTTTCATAACTTCCTGCAATTAAATTGCCATCATCATCTAAAAATTTAGAGTTGAAATATATTTGTTTTAACTGAAAATAGCTTTGCATCTCTAATATGCGTTGCTGTTTGTTACGTTTTTGGCGTCGATAACTTGGCTGCACAATCTGGGGCACCTCTAATTTTTGAGCAAGAGGGGTAAAGGTGGTGTTAAGTAACTCGGTCTGATTAAACGCGTCCTCAATCTGCGCTGTAAACTTATCTCTAATGGCAACTGGCAAGTTTTGCCAATAATTATAAGGATAGCTAGCCCAAGATATATGATCCGATAACTCAACATACGCATCCAGCACGTGGTAGTGAGGTGGCCCCTCCATCTGCGGCGCACGCCCAACAACTACCCAGGCTTTAAAATCACCCCCCTTACCATTGGTATAGCCAGGATCACCGTAACACATAATATGATCGTATCGATACAGATCATCCATTGGGGTGTACTGCAACCAGTTGCTCTCAAATACGGTGCCCTCAGGCACAGGGCTATTAAAATATTCAATCATTGCACGAGCGTACGGTATGCTATGAAACATATCGTACACCTGTTTTTTACTATTTTTTTGAGGCCAACTAGGGTTGCCATCTGCATCCCAGATGTTAACGTGGATCACCTGTGTCTGCTCCATTGCGCAAAACCGAGTCATAACAGTATCGTGGCCAATGTAGTTACCTAGCCCAATAACCCGACCCCAGCCAGACTCTAATGCGCCAATTGCTTGGCCCATCAATTTGTTATATTTTTTGTCAACCAGTTCTTTGCTAAGCGTACTTTCATCATCGTAATCGTCAAATACTATATTATTAGGCCTAAAACTGTCTTGCTTTGTACCTCGAATAGTAGTGCGATAACCAACGGCTTTAAACATACAACGTTCGCCGTAAGCATTAACTACAAACAAATCCTCTGCCCATTTTGCAGTTGGTTTTATTGCAAAAAGCTCTTGTAACAGTTGGTTATTTGCAAATTCATTTAAAAAAAACGGAAAAAAGTTTTGTGTAACCATAGCTTTTTCGTGGGACATATACAAACAATTGACTCTTTCGCCGCGCAGTATGGCTTGGATAAGGTTGAGTTGCGTGCAACCTGTTTTGCTAAATCCACGCGCCCAAGGCAATCCAATCCTAATATTGCCGCTCGAAAAAAACAATTTGTTGTAAGCCAGATGAAACCACGGCGGCAGTATCCAAGTGTCATACTCCTCCTTGGCTGCCTTGGTTGGCAAAGATGCCCTAAAATCTGGGTCAATGTGGTGTTTGTCAGGATCTCGCAAAGCCAAACTTGGAAAAAGGGTTTTAATCATATACCAATAATCCGCTTTGCATTTGGCAGCAACCTCTGCTTTTTGACTGGGGCTATACGCCTTACGCTCACTGCCTTTCCCAAACCGCTCACAGTAATCGGCAAACACGGCCAAATTGGCCATTTGTTTTTTACTCAGTTTCGGCATTTTTGGTGGCATTTATTGTGTTAAGCTTAGAAATCAAACTGTTAATGTTAGGCTTGCCCAAATCCTCAATGGCAATATCATTCTCAACCATTACCCGGACGTCATCCATATAGGCTGCGCAAAGATTGGCAAACTGTTTTCTATCAATGTTTGCATAATTGTTTTGTACATTTTCGAAGTATCTCATAAAATCCATTTGACACTGGATGCGGACATCTATACTAGCCTCGCCATCCAAGTCATCTATTATCTTGTTGAGGTCAAGTATCAACGCTGCATTTTTGCGCTGCAATGTGCGCTTATCGCTGCGGTCTACAATGCTCGCTTGCCGTGCCTGCTCAAACAAAGCTTGGTTTTCCTCAATCAACTCTCGCCTTTGCTTTTTTAGGATCGCAACCTGCACCCGTGGGCTGGCATTGAGCTCCTCCAAGAGCTGTGCCCACTTGCCTTTTGTCGCCCACGACTTAACTGTGTCGTACTTGACCCCCAGCACCTTGGCAATATCAGCAACCGAGTGCATGCCTTGGAGGTACAACCGCTGAGCACTCGCATGCAGTTGCACAATAGACACCTCACTGTTAGCTGGCAAATTACTTTTGTCAGCATTAACAATAATATCTGCGATCTCCTCGGGGGACGTGGGGGCCAATACTCTGGCTTTGGCTACACTAGTGGTGCGGCGCGGACGGCCTTTGCTATCTAATTCCATTTTGCTTTTTCTCAAATATATAAATTTAAATTCATTTTGTTATATTTGAAAACAAGATAAAACGCTTTATGGCTAAAAAACCAACCCCAACCATAGATCTGCCTACGCCAATCCTTGACGGCCTCCAGCTGAGCGCAGTACAACGGCGCAGTCTCGCAATGTTTGTTGAGCACGCAAACATCCTCGAGAAAAAAAGGATGCTGGTACATAACAGCAGCATTATTACAGCATTGGCCACCAAGTACAACCTCGCAACGTCCACTATATACAAGTACGTTAAAGACGGCCGCGCACTCTACCTCCGCGGTTACCGGCTGCCTAAGTCGCACGATACTCGGACGTGGGGGTTATAGCCCCACACCAAGTCTAATTTTTTTGTCTTGCCACTTAATAATTTGCTCGAAGTACGCCAACTTCGGGCTTTTTTTTTTTTTGATTTTCAAAAAAAGTGTTGAAAGTGTTGTAGTGTTGTACGCTGTGGAACTTGCCCTCAAAATCAGGCACTTACACACAACACTTTGCCCATATAGCAAATAACTTTCTGTTGAAAGTGTTGTACGCTATACACTCATTTTTGCGGTTTACTCCTATAAAAATACAACAAATGTAAGATTATCTAAAAAAACTTCCAAAAAGCCGTTATAGCCTACAACACTTCAACGAATAGACAATAACTTTCTGTTGTTTGTAAGTGCCTGATTTTCAGCTAAAATTTCACAGCGTACAACACTTTCAACGAAACAACAGCATTTTTGAAAAAAGTTTAAAAAATCAATTTTTGTAGAATGGAAGTCTATCTGCTTAAAAGTTAATTTTTCAGGCTTTAATTTTTTGGCCCCGCCAAGAAAAAGGCCTTACCCCAGTATTAGGGTAAGGCCTCTACTTCATTTAGTTGGCTTGTCGTAGGGGCTATATAACTATTTTGACGCGGTAGTATCTGCACAGCCTAGCCGCCTCGTCCCACGTCCAACTCCTTTTTGGTTTGCGCATGCATTTGGCTTGAGCCGTGCTAACTTTGCAGCCAACTATATCCGCCAGCTCCTGCAAAGTCAATTTTTTCGCCGCCTTAAAATAGGCGACGCATTCGGCAGGCGTCGCCCAGTGCCCAAAAACGGGCACTCCATTGAGCTCCCCGACCAGCGGGGCGTCGGTTAAGATGCACTGCATCACACCCTCCTGTATGTTATCTTGCATATTTTTTTGTGTTTTAGAGTAAAAAAAACCCGCAGTACGCTTTCGCACCTGCGGGGTCTGTGTAGTTAGTACAAAAAATGGGGCACCCCCTCAACAATAATATCGTCTGGGGTGGAGGTGTACACCTCCGTGATGGTAATTGGCATCTCAAATTTAACGTAACTCTCGTCGTCATAGTAGCGGCTAATAGTAGCCGTACTGTTTTGCGTGGAAATAGTAACTCCTGAGCTACCCGCCCAGAAGCTATTGCGATATCCCCAAAAGCAACCTTGCCCGTCAGGTCTAAACTCGTACTGGCCCTTGCCAGTACCAGTGGCGTATGCCTTGATAACGGCCTCGTCTTCAGGGTCTTTTTTGGTGTGCCAAAGGCCTTTGCCCACACCAAAGCCACTTGCGCCAAAGCTTGGGATTAAGTCAAAAAATTTCGGGTCAAAAGTAAAGTGAAGTTTCATCTTGGTTGGTTGGTTAGTTAAGGTAAATAAGTTTTGGTTTTTACCCCAAAACCCCGCCCCGCTTTGCAGCAGGCACGGGGCAATTGGAATTGGAGGCTGGCAGGCCTAAACCTGCTTTTCCCAGTTTTCGGCGTCGGTAACGGACTCGAAAGCCCAGTAACCACCCTCGGCCTCAAGGATTTCGGCGGCCCAAGGGGCCTGCTCGAAAGCCTCCTCGAGGCTGTTAGCGATGATAAACTCAGTGCGCATCTTAGTAGTGCCGTTATTAAGCAGTGGCTCTCTGCTGTTAACTGTTACAATACAAATGTAGCAAAATTAAAAGCTATTGTCAAGCATTTTGCGACAAAAAATGCATTTTTTTTTAGCCAAGGAGACCAACCAAGTCCCCGACCCTGTTGCGGGTCAGGCGGCTGTTAGAATAAACGGCTCCCGTTTTGGCCCTAACCACAATGCTGCCACCCGAGTAGGGGGTAGCGGTAAACTCGCCAATTTGTTTAACAATAGCTTCACTCAAAGGGCCGTTAGTAAGGAAGCTTAAGACAGCCCAGCCTTTTGAGCCGAGGTCTGAAATTAGCTGCAGCATCTCAACTAGCTCCGCTTTTGAGGGGTTGGCTAAAGTAGCCACCCCCTCCAGGCGCGCTAAGCGCGCCATTGTTTTGGCCTTGTTTTCGGCCTGCTGCGCGGCCTTTGCGGCCTTTAAGGCGGCGGCCCCCCCCTCGACCTCTTTGCAGCGGGCAAGGACGGCGTCCTTGCCGCCTAAGTTTTGGATAATACTGCCCGCACCTTTAGCGGGACGGCCTTTGTGGTCGGTTAGGCTTAGTGTGCCATCTTGGTTGATGGCAACGTTTAAGGTTTGAGTCTTGGTTTGTAGTACTAGCATCTTAGTAGTGCCGTTATTTAAGCAGTGGCTCCCTGCCTTTGATTGTTATGATACAAATGTAAGACAAAAATCGACACGTGTCAAGCTTTTTGCCACAAAAATCATTTTTTTTAGGCGGGGTATCCGCAAACGTACCAGCCCGTTGCTGTTTTTTGGTTTGGGGTAATCCAAACCTTGCCTGTGCGTTGTGCAGGAGCTAGGTAAGAGGCCCCGCGTGGTTCAAAACGGGTAAAGACTACCTCTTTGGCACCTGGTGCCAGTTGAGCGGCCAGTTTTTCGGCCTCGGCTAAATCAAAATTGTAGCGCACTTCTACGTTTTGGGCTGCTACTGGTGCAACTGGGGTGTTGAGCGCAATCGCTTTTTTACGGTCAGCCCATTGCCACGCTAGGGCCGCCGCAAAGGCAGCGCGATAGGTTGCATATTTTTTGCGGTCTGCGTTGTTTAGGCCGTAAAAATAGCCCTTTGCAAGTTTGTGGGCTGCGGTCATTAGGTCTGCTTTGTTGATAGTTGCCATTTTGGTAGGTGTTGTGGGTTGTCCCGTGTTGATTAATATGATACAAATGTACGACAAAGAGAGACACGTGTCAAGCTTTTTGCAACAAAAAAATAAATTTTTTTTTCGGGGCACAAAAAAGCCCCCGCCAACCAAGGCAGGGGCCAGTAACGAGACACCCTAATGCGCTGAGCCTACGGGAAGCGGATCTTGGTTGGTTGGTTAGTTAAGGTAAATAAGTTTTGGTTTTTACCCCAAAACCCCGCCCTGCTTTGCAGCAGGCACGGGGCAATTGGATTTGGAGGCTGGCAGGACTAAACCTGATTTTGCTGATTTTGCTGATTTTGCTGATTTTGCTGATTTTGCTGATTTTGCTGATTTTGCTGATTTTGCCAGTTTTCGGCGTCGGTAACCGACTCAAAAACCCAGTAACCACCCTCGGCCTCAAGGATTTCGGCGGCCCAAGGAGCCATCCTGAAAGCCTCAAGGAGGCTGTTAGCGATGATAAACTCAGTGCGCATCTTAGTAGTGCCGTTATTTAAGCAGTGGCTCCCTGCTTTTGATTGTTATGATACAAATGTACGACACAAAACGACACGTGTCAAGCTTTTTGCAACAAAAAAAATAAATTTTTTTTGCGGGGCACAAAAAAGCCCCCGCCAACCAAGGCAGGGGCCAGTAACGAGACACCCTAATGCGCTGAGCCTACGGGAAGCGGGGTGCCTACTCACTGTTAAAATAACCATTTTTGGGCAATATGCCGCTGCACCCGCTTGATGGCTAGGTCGTAATACACCCTATCCAACTCGCAGGCGGTCAGGCTATACCCTAAGTCGTGGCACGCTATCGCAATACTTGCACTACCTAGGTGGGTGTCGAGTATCTTGTCCCCTGGCTTGGCGTAATTGTTAAGCAGCCACTGGTACAGGGCCACGGGCTTTTGGGTTGGGTGGATGCGCCGCTTGTCCATCATAACAGACCTACTAAATATTTTGGCCTGCTTATTTTGTTGGCTTTGCCACGCCAGCTCAAACATTGATAAGCTGATCCCATCGGGCTGATGCTTATCCCAAACAATCCACTTTTTTGACACTGGCAACACGTCCGCAAAAAAGTTACCGCCCCAGACAATTTGGTTTTGTGATACTCGCATCAGCTCGCTCCAATAGGCGGCTGGTGGGCGCGCGCTGTCCCAGTCGCTGGTATGGTACTTGGTTAAGTAGCCACTACTGTAACATTCTTTGTGCCCCATATTGATGCCATACGGCGGGTCAACGATAGCCAGCTCAAAATAATTATCTGGATACCTTGCCATTAGGGCAAGGTTATCTTCGCACGTCAATAACAGGTTAGGCGTTAGTTGCATTAGATTGTCATAGGTTAATATATCTATAGCTGCCACACATTGGCAGGAGCTGTTAAAACGGAGCAACTTGGCCATAAACTGGGTCGTCGCCTGGGTCGGCAGCTGCGGCAACCTCAGCGAGGTACTCAGCCTTAGCCAGCAGCCACTGCTTAATATCGCGCTTGGTTATATTATTGTAGGGGTTGCTGGCCAGCTCGTTGTGCACCGCCTGGAGGTGGGCCAACCAGCGATCATCGGTCAAAAAGGAGATGCGTCTGATATGATAGTGCCGCCCAACCTTGCGTACTGGCTCGTATGCCCATTGGCCGTAGGGGTGGTCGTTTTGCCCACCATTACCAGCTGGGTCGTAATGGATACTGTAAGGCCCATTTTTTTGCAAGATGCCAAAGCTTGCTTCCAGCACTTTGCTAATTTTATTTTTGCTAATTGATTGGTATTGGCCCTCTTTTATACGCTGTACAAATAACTCAGAGGTAAAATATAGATCCTCTAGGCGTGTGCGCTCGAACTCGTCTATAATAATGTCCTCCAATATCGCCTCGTTGTTGGGCCGTACCGCTTGGATAACTGCGCGCTTAGCCTTGGTGTCCAGCAGGTGCCGACTAAACCACAACCGATCCTCGCGGGGATAGGTTAGTGGCCGCTGCTCTATCCAGTGGATCCAGTAGGGCATTTCCTCGACAAATTTTTTGCGCATATCTGGGTCAGATTTTTGCAGCACGGGCAACTTGCACACCAAAAAGCGAGTATCCTCACGCTCAAGAGGCATAAAATATAGTTCTTTGTTGCTTGTAAAAATAAAGGCTAGGTGTATCTCTATTTGCTGCCGTGTCCCGTGCTTCATCTCCATTTGATAGGTGCTATCAGTAGATAGCGTCTTTAGTTTTTGCATTACAGTATCACTATCTGAAAATGCCTCGTTTACAATAACTACCCCTTTGCTGATCCAGTCAGAGTTAAACTTATCAGCAATGGCATCATTGCCAGCCATCACTGCGTTGTCCCCAAACATTAATTTGATCAGCTCGCCAAACGTGCTCTTACCTGTCCCTTGGGCCTCGCTTACCAAGGCGATCATTGGTAACTTTTGCGTCGGCTTGCGCCACTTGAGTGTAACCCAGTCCAGCATCAACTCTAATACGTCTTGGTACTGGTTGCGAAATGCGTGCTCAAAATAGCCCCAGATAGTAGGGCACGCCTCCTGGATAGTCGCTTTGGCAGCGGGCAGCGGCTTAGGCTCCCACACTGGTGGTTCCCACATATTCCACATTGGGCCCATATCCGTCTCGATAACTCGTTGATACTTACGCCTTTGGTTTTCTGGCACGGTCGTAAAGCTGTGGTACATTGGGATCTTTGACAAAAAATCAGGATCGTGTTTTTTGTAAAATTGTTTGATATATCGCTCGGGTAAGGCTTGATACTCCAACTGATCCATCCGATCTACTTTAATACCCATTTCCGCCATCTCACGGCTCAGGGCTGTAGGCAAACGTTTTAGTAACATTATATTTCCACCCACATTAATAAATGCGTCTTGATGCTGGTGTTTTACAACCACCAGTTGGCCACCATTTTCGTTGTCTTGTTCCCAGCGATACCGCGAGCCTCTAAAATTAAATTCTTCTAGCTTTATTTTATCTTGATATTTTTGATAAAAATTAGCTGGGCTATCTATACCAAACCAATTTTTAATTTCTTTGTTGCTTACTGGCCCGCCTGCGGTAACGTCTTGCACCACCATCCAGCGGTATTCCTTGCGCTTGGTGTCCAGCAGCTCACCTACAATATCTATCGTATAGTCAGGGTAATGCAGCAAGAGATCATCCAGCCCTTTTGGCGGCTCTTGCAACGCCGTCTCTAGGGCCTGTGCCTCACTGGTTAGGCCACCAATACCGCCAACTAGTTCTGGGTGTGGGCCGCGCGTGTTTTTGGGATCGGTACGTGCCGCGTGTTGCGCCAGATAGGCAAACGTTGTTTTAATGTCCTTTTTTAGGTTGCCAATCCCCTCACGCAAATTGCGTACAGCTGTATAAAATGCAATTGGTCTTTTAGATAAATCTTTAAACTTTGCCTCTGGATCTTGGCTTTTGGGATCCCACTTGGTGCCGAAGTCGCCCGGAAACTGCACGCAATCCGCGTCAAACAAAATCACGATCTCGCGCACTCTGCAAATCTCAATTACTGACTTTAGGGTGATAAACAAATCTCCCCTGGCTTGGTCGCTCTCTTTGATGTTGTGGATACCTGGTATGGCCACAATGTTGAGCCCAGCCAACGCCCCGCGCATTGCCTTAAACTCCCCCTCAACCAAAATTAGGGTGTCTAAATATCCCGCCGCGTCGCCCGCCGTCGCTTGCACGTACCTGCGCACTACGTGCGGTGGGTACCAAGGTTGCGGTGAGGCCTTGGGTTGTAGGTACTTAGCACCGCCCTTTTTTGGTGCAGCTAACCGCGTCTTAACATACGGCACGGTCGCCTTTTTGCCATCCACCAGCACCACATCACCGTTAGGTTGGCAAAAGGTTATCTCTATATCCCCATTATCTTTTGCTGCAAATAAAGGATAATCCATTATTTTGCCATTGCTTTCGCCTCCCGCAGTTTCGGTGCCAAACCAACCCCGTACGGTACAATTATCCGGCGTTATACCCAGCAGCCGCAGTCGCTCTTTGCCTACTAACATCTTACTCTCCATTGGCGTTCTTATTTTTTAATTTACTGTTAATAGACATTATATTTTAAAAACAGCCTAAAGCTGTTTGAACTAATCGGAATTGCCGAACAGTTGCACAGCGGTTAGATGATATGCAGCTGGCGCATATTAAGGTGGCTTATGTCGTGCACCTGTAGCAACCCCCCTTTGGCAAAACAGGCTACGTAACCGTTGACCTCGGCACCTTGGTTAGTTAACCGGCGCACTGAGGTAAGCCAGTCGGCCAGCTCAGCCATTGGGCAAATCCCTAAAAACTCTTTGCCGCCTGCCACCACATCCCACTCAGCCACCATCCCCTTGGCCCACCAGCGCAAGGTGGTGTCGCCCAAGGTTACGAGTGCCTGGCCCCGCTTGGCTATGTTAGGGTGCCCAAAAGGCAAAAGGCTCGCTGGTGTAATAATATATAGCCCCCAATTACCGCTATACATCCGTACTGGCACCAGCAGTATCATAATGGCAATACATCAAAGTCGGTTTCGAGCTTGCCAATCTCGCGCAGCTCGTCTAACACTGGGTACAGCTCCTCGGTTGTGTAGCCCAAAGCCTCGCAAAGGGCAGTACCTGTGGGATATTTGTTTTTGATTAGCACACCCTTTTTTTTCTGCAAATTTTTGTAAACCGCATCATATTTTGGGTTTTCAAAAAACAAGTCACACTTGCCAAAAGATACCGTGGCCTGTACCAACCCGCGCTGGTACAGTCGGTTTAGTGCGTGGTTGTGGCTACGCATACTCAGGCGCAGCTGTGCAAAGACTGCTACTTTAGTTGGCAAGCCCAAAAATTTAGGTGTAGTAGCCAAAGCATTATACACTTCTATTTCTCTTTTATTTAGTGGCTCTTTCATTTTTTTATTTTGATTACAGGTTTACACTCTCGGTCTGGGGCCTGCACGTAGGCCATGCCCATTGCGGCAAAAACCTCTTTTTCGGTTGGTGTGTCGTAACGCACCAAAGCAGGCTCTTGGATGGTATCCCGCTCTAAGGTGGTCATATTTTGAGGCACCATTTTGTAGAGGTGCCCATCGACAGACCTATATCCATTGGCTGCCAACCTAGCCAGCATTACCGCCTGCAGCCATTCTCGGCTGCCTGTGCGATACATCTTAATTAGGCCGTAGTTGCTGCTCGCGGCTGTAAAGATATCTACCATAACCCCTTTTGGCAGCTCGATCCGGATATACTTACCTCGATAGGCATCTCCTTGCCGGATAGTGCCCAGCTGTTGGAGCTCGCCAACAAAATTTGGATCATATACCCCCGTTGCACCTGTGCCAAAAAGATCGGTTTGCATCTTAGGCACACATACTATCTCAACATCTTTGACAGTTGCACGCAACCGCCTGATACTGCCTGCGATCTCGCATTGCTCACAGTGCGGGGCCAGTCTATTTCTCACCCATTCTGCAAGTGGGCGCATTTCTCTGTAAGGCCTCTTGGCTACTTCATTTAGCATTCTTTTTTTGCATTTAGTTTGGCGTTTTTAAAATGTTCATAAAAGTACACCCGTATATTTTTAAATAAAATATAATCAGGGTCTTTTTCGTGCAATTTTTGCAAAGACGTACAGCCAGCAACAATCGAACTATGGTCGCGGTTAAATATCGCCCCTAGCTCTGAGGTGGTTGCACCAACCTCCCTTAAAAGCACCCACATAATTTTGCGGGCAAGTACGTACTTATGTTGTCGACTATCGGTAATCAAATCCTCGAAACGCAGCTTGCGATGCAAAAAAAAGTAGTCTGATAGCCAGCCTAGGGCCTCTTGGGTAGGCACATTTATCAGCTTTTTCTTTGCCTTATCCATTAAAAGATTAGGATGCGTCTCATAGAGTTGCTCAAGCCTCCGGTTGAGCGAGCTAACCACGCTCTCGTGCTCCGCTTGCATTGTTGCAATACGTGCCTCGTAACTGGCCTGCATTGCCTCAAATTGCTTGCGCCAAATTTCGGCGCGCTGGGCGTAGCACTGAGCTTGGGCCTTATAGTGCGCAGCCGCCTTGACAGGGTCTTGTAAGGTTTCAGGGGTGATCACTTTTTAACAAGATGTACCTCGCGGTAAGTAAGTAACTCCGATCGTTTTGCAAGCGTGTCTTCTTTGCAGCCGGCGGCCAATGCTTGTGCAAAGGCTGCTTGCTCAATAATCTGCCTAGCCCACTGCAATAACCAGTATTGCCTAGCCAGGTAGGCCTTATCTAACGGCTCGTCGGTAGTCTCATACGACTGCCGAAACCCATCGTTCAGCTCGCCCAGCTCGGCGGCGAGCATTGTCAGTGTGGGTCTCCCGCACTCGTCAGGCGGCAGGGGCAAGTGCTTTATCATATCTTTGCTTGCGCGTTTTCGGCCCTGAATGCTTTAAAAACATTGCTACTGCCCATTTCCCCATTTTGTTTGATATAGGTCAAAGTAACAGGATCAAAGGTTACCACAACTGGTAGACTAAGGTCAAGTCCTGGCAGTAATCCAATTAAGCTAGCACTAGCCTCAAATCTAGTGCGCAAAATTGTCCTATTGTTATCTGGCGTCCATTTGAGCCAAAAATGTTGAGTAATGTACATCCGACCAGTGCCAGCCGACCGCTCAACGGTAGGCTCTATTTCGTCGATATAGCCGACGATGCTGCAATTTTGCATAGTTGTTTTGATTTAAGTTGTTTATAGATATTTCGCAGTTCTGCCAGCTGCAAAATATCGCTTTGACTAGTGTTACCCTTTGTAAGCAACTGCCCAATGCGGTATTCGATGCGCAGAAGCGCATCGTTTTTATCCTTTTCGTCGAGGGCTTTGGGGTTATTTTGCAACTCCATACGCTTGGTTATTTGATGCAACAAAGGTAGCTGCAAATCTAAACCCCGCGCAATAAAAAATAAAAAATAATATATTGTATAAGGCTAACTTGTTGAAAATGAGCGGCAAAAAATCACTCGTACAATACCCCGCCTATTAAACTGAAATTATCAGTGGTGTCAATATCGTCGTAAGCCCGCTCGTAAACTGCACTCGCATCCAAAAACCTGCCTGTATAGGTCAGCACAACAACTGGCAAACCTAATTGCTCGGTTGCGCCCTGGTCTTGTAATTGGCTAGTTAGGTGGAGTGCACCAAAGGCCCCCATATAGCCATTGTCTTGTACGTCCTCCCGTACCAGGCCCTCCATAACTGTTTTGATCTTTTGCAGGTCGGCAAACCGGTCAAGCGTGTTTTGGAGGATGGGGTCATTTAGTGGGTCGGGCCCAGGGATATTAAGGCTACCCTTGGTTGCAAGATAGACGTGCAAGTTGAGCTGGCCAGCCATTGCCAGCTTGCCACCCGTGCCAGCCATATTGTCAAACTGCAAAGCCGGCAGCTCAACCAAGACAGTTACATTAGACACGCTAAAACCATCCTGCCAGGCCTGCCCAGTAAAGAGGCGCACATCACGTATGCCAGCAGTCCGGAGCACCTTAAGGATCTCCCCATAAACCAAGCCCTCGAAACTCTTTGCCATCAGATATATGGGATTACGGTATAGGTAGTACCAACAGGCTGGTAGGTCTGCACCAGGCCGTGTAGTCGCAAGAGGCGCGCGCCAGTAATATTGGCAGCAACAGGCACATTAACAACAAAGACGCCAGGCGCAGTAGTTACCGTTGTAATACGGCGTTGTGTTGGGTCAAAGGTATCATTAAGCAGCTGCTCCATTAATATACGCTCAGCGGACTGCGCATTGCTGGCTACCAGCGCGTCGTACTCGCGCTGGCTAAAGGTATTAAGCCGAGTAAGCGGCCAACGTAAGGCACCCAACCAGGCAATCCAAAATGGTAACTGGTAGTTAGCAGGGGTAAGGTTGCGTACCCAAAGCCGCGCGTTGATGCCTCTTGTATGGATCATAGCGGTTGTTGTGGGACGTAAGATAGGTTAAGGGTTGGCATTTTGGCATAACCCGCCTCAAAAACATATTGTCTTGGGTTAACGGTAGGGCTACCCCCATCTGGCGTAATGGTAACATTGGTGATAGTAACGTCCAACACGCCCAGCGATAGCTGTATCGCATCAACTAGCCGAATCAGCTCGTAGCGTCCGTTAAAATCAATGTTGCGCAGGTAAGCCTCAATGGCAGCCTGCGCTGCCAGCTGCACCTCGCCCAACACAGCCGTGGCGTTGTAGTAGATCGTAGCCGTGATATTAACGTCATCTCCCTCTAGGTTAGGCACCAAAACTTGAGTGCCGATAGGTGCGCGGGCTATGGCATAGGCGGTAAAGGGATCCAGCTCAACAGGGTCTGCCAGCTTTTGCGGCTGGCCACCTGGGCCTAGTTTGGCAGCCTTGACCGTTACTACGCCAGGCGTTGTAGAGACTACTGCAACCCGCTTGACGATCTGTTTTGTAGGGTCAATCGTGGCGTAGGTAGGCACGCCGTTGATCACGGTCAACACATCGCCTTGCTGGTAGGCGCGCAGCACCTCGCTCCACCACGCAACGGTGCCCACACGCGCCGTCTTAATCTCGGCGCGCAATTGAGTGGCTAAGGCCTGCCACTTTAAGGTAAGCTGCCAAGCGATAAAGGCATATACTTTAACTAGCATACGCCAGATCGCAGAGTTGGTTGGATTAGTAAGGCCCTGCAACTCAGGCTGCTGCTCCTTGTATTGTATGATAATCTGCTCAATTTCAGCTTGCGTCGTCTCCATTTTGTGTAAGGGATGGGTCTAAAAACTTGTTTAAGTTTTCGTTATAAAATGCAATATAATCATCTTTATCAAAAGTATCATAGACTACATTTTCATTTTCATCAAACACTAAATATCTTTCAGTGTTTTCTACATTATTAATTTGTATTATTGTTGTCCACATAATTGTTAAATTAGTTTACTGGTTTGTTAATTATACCTCAAAAAATCTAAAAGAGATTTGTCCTGATGATGTAAATGCAAAACCTGTTGGACTAAGAGTATTAGGATAACTGGTTAATAATGGATTAGCACCATTTGTAAAACCTGTAAGTGGGAGCAAACTAAGCTCACTATACATTATAGGGTCAAGTCTCCCTGAAGTATGAAATGTCATACCACCAGTATGAGCAAAATAATAAGTACCTTTTGGTACAGTTACAGGGGCAAATGTGGTTCGATACACACCTGGTACAGGATTAATTAATGTTTGCAAAAACAAAGCATCTTTTGGTATAATTGTATTATTATTATTAAATTGAGTATTATATAATCCATAAGTTAAATTCAAATTAGGATTATCAATAATCCTAAAAATAACTCCATCAATAACAACATCTCTATTTATATTGATTAAAATAAAATTGGTTGCTGTTAAAGTTATTTGGCCACTAGCATTACCAATCCAAGGTTGTATTGTCTTTCTTGGTGGGAATATAGCAGCTGGATATACGTATCGCAATACCTCTCCTGAGTCTATATTGTCAATCTGATTTTGTAAATCAATTAAGGTTAAATCAATAGTATCAATTTCAGAGTTGATATTATTGATCTGATTTTGCAGATCAACCACGTCGGTCTCTACCAATAGCAGCCTTGCCTCTAATGCCTGCAACAGTAGCCTGAGGTCGCCAATATTTTGGACAAGACCGCTTACATTGATAGCCACTGGGGTACCCGTGAGGGTGCTGGTGGCAGCAGTAACAGGTGTGCCTATGGCACCAAGATTGGCAGGCAACCGCACCTCCCAGGCAAGGTCAAATTGACCAGTAGCAGACCGGACAAAAGTTGGAGTGCGCAAGATCTGCCAACCATCGCCCTCCAACGCCTCACGGGCGAGTGTCTCCAGTCGTTGTGGCTCCTTTGCGCCCACGGCGTTAATGACTCCAAACCCCAACAGCGGCTGCCAATAGTAGTTGCCAGGCGTATGCGCAATAACGCTACGCTGCATGGCAATGGACACCAGCTGTGCCTGCCGGTCGAGCGGCACCACCCGGACGTTGGGCGCGACGACAAAGTCGCCATCCTCTAGTATAGGCACCCACTCGGGTGTTGTCAGCAAATCCATTTATAGCCAGGTTACGGGAGTGTTTGGTGGGGCTACCAGTATGGCTGTCCCCGTCTTACACCAAATATCAATAATCGTTACCAGACTTGCAACGCAGGTAGCTGCATCAGCTCCGCCAAAACCCAATGCCCAAACGGGGGCAAGGTTTATCGGTGCAGCGGGCGGGGTGCCTGTATAGGCTGGCCCCATACCAAGTGCAATCTGAGCCGCAAAAGCCGCAAAAGCAGCAGGCATAGCGGTGAGGGCTGCACTTGGCACCGGCAACGCAGGAGCTAGTGTCGCCACAAACGCAGCCTCGGCAGCCATAACCGCCGAGGGCAAAACGGGGGGAAATATGGGTGCAATGTAGTCGGCCAAAGCGGCTCCCCAAGCCTGCGCAGCCTCTGGGTGAGTGGCAGGATAGCCCACAAAACCAGGCGCATTGGGGTCGGCAAACGCGCTTATCGCGTCCTGTAAGGTTGCAGCTACTAATGGCATTACTCGAGTATTACTTTGGCACTCAATATTGTACTCAACTGCGCCTTAATAGCGGTCAGTTGCGCTACGTTGGTTGGCGGCCCACTTGGCCCTAGTGCGGTCGGGTGCGTGTGTGCGACCAGCTCGTCAAATAGGCTATCCAAGAGGCTCTTAAGGGTCTCGCCCTTAACAGCAGGCTCCAGCTGGGAGTTGCCCAGCTCAATGGTGCTGCCCCGCAGGTGGTGGCTGCCATCCGTAGTTAGGCGCAGCTCGTTATCCTCATCCCATCGCACAACAAAGGCATCCAGCTCAGTCGCATTAACCAGCACAAAAGAGGCATTGGTTATATCGGTGCCATCGGATAGCACCGTGCAGGCACTGCCAACAGTGGGCACCAGTATCACGCCAGTTGCCAGGTTGCTGCGACTAAGCAGGCGCACGTCTGGCAACTCGGGCAGGTTATCATCGTCGGGCTGCACGGTGGCGGTCAGGGCGTTGATATCTACCTCAAGCACCGTGCCAGTAAACGCGGTGCGCAAATCGCCGAGCATCTGGCGCACGGCCTGCCGGATAGCTAATGGGTTGGTCATAATTGCGATATTATAGGGCCCAAAAAGATCTGTTGATCATAGCCATTGCCGTAGCGCAACACGCGTCCACGGCAAAAAAAGCTGCCCGAGCGCGCTGGGAAACGCGGGTCGGTCAAATTAATGACCCCTCCTACAACCGCGCGCGGCACACCCAAGGCGGTAATGCTCCCCTTGTAGCCCGTGTAGCTCAGTTTGGCCAGCTCCTCCTCGGCAAACTGTTTTGCGTTGGGCTGGTTGTAATAGTTGCGGGTGAGCACGTTGCCACCTGGCTTGCCAACCTCAAAACTTTCGCTTTTGCGATCGGGATAATGATTTACCACTCTGAGCAGCAACGGGTTATCCTCCTTGTCCTCGTAGGTCAGGCTATCGGCGTGCGTCGTAACATCTACCTGGTAACTGGCAGTGCCCAAGTTGCGATCATAGCCCGCGCCCACCACCAATATCGGCACCTCGTCTGGGCCCAGCCTAAAGCGAGCCGTAAGGCCGTACCCCTTTTGGAGCACCTCCAAAATTTGCACTGCATTAAGTACGGGTGTGATAAACGTGCCCAAACTAACGTCTGGGCACTCAATTGGGCCGTCGTAAATCAGTTGCAACACCTGCCGCAGCCTTGCATTGCGCAGGCTCTGTTTGGCCACTTGGCGTTGCGTTAAGGCGTAATACTCGTCCTGCATCTCGATGCGCACGCGATCCACCTCAGGGCGCACGGCAGTAATATAACCCACGAACTCCGTGTACAAAACGGGCAGGTAGCCCAACCGAATGCGCACGCGTTGGCCCCTCAAAAAGGTGCGCTCTACCCGGTCGGCGTTGAGGCGTGGGTTGCGCGGAATGCTAAAATTGGCTTTGCTATAAGGACTATCCAGCATATCCTCTACACTCAACTCCTCGACAAAGTTGAGCGTAAGGACGTCCTGTATAACGATCTCGCAGTCCAGTACCAGTGCCATATCTTAGGGTGCTGGCGCGTCAAAATCTGCAATTTTGTACCAAAATGCGCCAGCACCGCCATCGACACACTGGTACACGCCCCCTTTTGAGGTCGGCAACGTCTCGGTGTAAGGGCCGCCTATCCCTTGTGCAAAGGATAGGTTAATGGACACGTTACGACGGTTAAGGAGAGTAACCTGTTTAGCGCGCGCGGCATTATTGCCCAAGCCAAAGCCACGAGCTGTAGGCAAGTCGCAGGTTACGGTTGTAATAGTGGCCCCAGCAATAACTACCACTTCGTCGCGCCGAGCTAGGGCCACACTTGTGCCATCCACATAGACGGTCTGGTTGGGGTAGTTGCCAAAAATTTTGTCCCACCAATCCCGCCACCTGACCAGCGCAAAACGTCGCCATATTGGGGCCACTGGCAGATTAGTAATAGGGTTGGTGTAGCCCTGCTCGTACACCGCCAGTGTCTCGTTAGGCCAGGTGCCAACATACTCTGTGGTGCCATCCTCAAATGTATCGGTGCCCGATAAATTATAGTTTTCGCCGCGCATCAACAGCTGCACATTGCCATTAATACCAACTGGTAAGTTCGTCGTAAGATAGACCTTGCGTATATCCTGGATACTCTGGTTAAGGCTCAGATTGATCGGGCTGCTGCTTGCGTTGTTATCATTTGGTACAAAATTGCGGCCCAAGGCCAGGCCGCCTCCTACCGATTTGCCAGCCGTAAAAATCGTGTCGCCTGCCGTCAGGGTAACATTGTTGCCAAAGGTTGCGGCCCCATTGTTGGTCAGCGTACCTGTGTTAGTCAGGTTGCCCGTGTTAGCTATTGTGCCCGTGTTGGCAATACCATTCGTCGTAGTACCTGCCAGCACCGTCAGGCTGTTGTTGAGCGTTAGTGGCTGCTGGGCGTATCGGCCTGCCAAGGCAATCCAGCTACCTCCCCCATTGGCATCCACCACGTAAGGCAGGTTCTCTGTTTGTGCAGTTGCGACAAAAAAATAGATTGCAAACGTATTTGGCGAGGTACCACTAAACAGCACCCGCACGGTTGGGCCACTGCTGGCCCCCAATGCTTTGAGCTCAACCATTGTGGACAGGTCGGGTACAATAACGTAGCTGCCGTCCGTTGACAGGGCCTCCCAAAAAAAGGTATTGCTAAGCGGTGTACCAATGGGCACATCGGCTATTGCCAAATAGGGCTGCTTACTCACTGGATCCAGCACGATCCACCCAGCGGGGTACGCAATAGCGTTGTTGTGCAGCTGGTAGCCATAGGCATCCTCTGTCTTGTGCACATAGCTGGCGATCACGTCCCAAAAGTCAGTCTCAGTTGGCGTGTTGCCCGTCTCAAAATAGGCCTCTAAGACGGCGCGGGGCTCGATATTACCTTGTGGCAGTAGGGGCATTAGCTTACGGTTAGGGTGGTGTCCACTTGCATCCAGCCAATGCCACGATTTTGCACGGTGCCCTTGGCTGGTCTCTGGTTGAGTAGCCGGTATCCCTGCACAACAGCTGGCACCGCCAGTGGGAGCGTCTGGATGTCGCGACGGACACGCAGCTGCGTGCCTGGGTCGAGGGCTACTTGCCCCAAGTTAACAATAGTTGGGTTATCCTGCATCAAGTAAAGCACTGCGTCGGCGTTGCCATACACTTGTAGCGCAATATCGATCAGGCATTGCCCTTGTTGTACGGTTATGGTGTCCATTAGCGGGAGTCGAGTTGATAAGGGGTAGATGCCCGGAGCTTAAACTGGATCGGCTGCACATTGACAGCCGTAGTGCTAGGCAAGGTGTAGCTGTCCAGCACTACGCGGCTAACACCCAGGCGGGCAAAGATAGGCCCCTCTACTATAAGATCGGTATAGGCGGCAGCATCCTTGAGTTGGACAAACTGCTCCAATAGCTCAAATGGGTATAGGTTACTGTTAGGGTCAAAAAGATAGGCTTGTACGTTAAACTCGCACCCACTCCAGCCAGCCAGCTCGTGGGTGGCTCCGCTTTGCACGCCTACGCGCTGGGTGCTGCGTATGCGGTTAGTCTCTGTAACCGACACCAAGGCGGCCCCGAATTGCATCCCTGGCGAGGTGCGCTCCTCGTAGGAGGAGCCATCAACGCTACGGGCCTGGTAGCGGATGGGCGGAAATTGCAAATACTGGTAGATCGGAGTGCCAAGGTAGTTATACGCAATGGGCACTGGCGTCAAAGCAGTGTTGGGCTCGATTTGGTAAGACGATGGGCTAACGTCGCTGGCGGGCAACTCGAGTACGTCGATGCTGTAAGGCGTGCCAAACAAGTCGCGCAGCACATTGAGAGGCAATACGGGGATGATGGTGTATGCCATATTAGGTGGACTGGAGTTGTGAGGCTGCGTAATTATTAGTTGCGGCGATCAGCGTCTGCTGCACCACGTCTTGCACCTGCTCCATTGCTACACCAAGGGTCTGGCTGCTAACGGTCAGTTGCTGTACCAGGCTGTTAATGTTAACGGTAACCTGACGGGTCTGGGTAGCACCGAGCCGCACGGTATCCTTGGCCTCGTCGGGTAGGCCGCCGCTAGCTGCCGAGGGAGTAACACCCGCCTCCTGCATTGCCGTAGCCATCGTAGGATCAGTGTTACTGCCAATACCTAGCATCCCAAACAAGCTACCCCGCTGCGCTCCGGCTTGCAGTTGGCCCAGCCGCTTGGCCGTGCCAGCGGTTTGTAGGATGCCCCCAAACAAAGCATTATTTCGCAAAGCAATTTTTTCTTGCGCGGCATATACTTTATCTAACCCTGGTATAAGTGTTTCAATGGCATTTTTTTTCTTTTCAGGGCTACCAAATAATAAATCCCAGGCACTGCCTATTTTTTCGGTAAAATTCAACGCCCCTTCAATGGCATCTGCCAAAACGTTCATCCCTTTTATCAAAATAGGCATTATTTTTTCGCCCAATCGTGCAAAAGCGGCATTTAATTTGTTTTGTACCTGCTGCTCCATTATGGTCAGGTTGTTGTTGGCTTCGCCCAAAATTTTATTAATATCTGACGTTTTTAGCGTGTTGTCAAATTTTTGAAAGACAGAAATCACTTCATCTCCCGAAGTTTTGACTTGGTTAAGAAAAGTTTTGAGCCCCTCTGGGCCACCCACCGCAGCTGCAAACTGGGCAAACTGCTGATCAGACATTGCTTTGAGCTTGGGGTTAAGGTCGGTTACAATATCGGACATTTGGCGCATTTTGCCACTGTTATCAAATACGGCAACGCCTAAGGCTTTAGTTTGCTCAATAAACTGTTTTGACGTCATCCCCTGAAAAGCCCCCTTGACCGCCGTAGCCGCTGTGTTGGAGTCTTTGGTAACGGTGGTAAAGGCGGCAAATAGTTTGTTAGCCTGGTCGATGGACTGCCCAGCGGCGGCGGCTGTACCGCTAAACTCACTCGTAACCCGCGATAGCTCCTCGTAAGTAGTAACCCCCAGCTGTACAGTGGCCATCTGGCTGCGTAATACCCTATCTACCTCAGAGGCTGGTATCTTAAAAGCCAGCATAGCTTTGTTGGCACTATTGACCATCTCACTATAGTTGGCACCTGTGGCCTGCGCGAATTGGCCAATCCGAGTGGCCAAATCCACGGCCTCCTGCCCATAAAGCCCTGTTGCCGACTGTATATCATACACCGCACGGGCGACCTCAGGAGCTGCCAGCCCAGTCTTGAGTGCCATATTATTAATAGTCGTGCCCAAGGCCTCAATCTCGGCTCTAGGTTTGTCCATATTAAGTATGCGGATTTGATAGATTTGGTCTTGTAGGGCCTGAGCAGCATCTGCGGCCTTATTGTAGCCAGCAGCAATGCCAGCAACTGCAAGACCTACGCCCGCGGTAACTGGGTTTGTAAGCAACGCGCCAGCAGGGCCTAGCCGGCCAGCCACCTCGCTACGCAACTGCCCACCAATGCCTGGCAGCCCGCTGCGCGATGACTGTGAGGATGTGCCTTGCATCTGTTGCATCTGCGTACGCAACGAGTCTCTCCGCGCTTGCAGCTGCTGGCGGGTTGCCTTATCATAAGTGGACTCAATTTGCCTACCCAACTCATAATACTCTTTTTTTAGCGTCTTAATGCTTACCCCTTGTTTTGCGATCTCGTCTCGCAACTTAACTGCTTTTGCGGTAGCAGCATCAGCCCCAATAAGATCGCCTTGCTTGCGCAGCTCCTTGCTTTGCTTGAGCAACTCATCAACCTCTTTTGCCATCTTATCGAGCTCGGCTCCTGTTCGCTTGATTTGCGGAGTGGCTTGCGATAGGCTGTCGGACAGACTCCTGTTGGACTTGCCCAGTGCATCGGTGTTCGTCGCCGCCGTTTGGCCGATCTTAGTGTAGGACGTCAGCTGCTCTGACATCCGCTTAAGCGGTGCCGTTAGCAGATCCTCAATGCCAACTGATAAGAGGGATAGGGTCTTTGCCATTAGTTAGAGTCGTAGGGGCGTTGTATCTGTGCTGCCTCCAAGATATAGGTTTGGCCTGGCACCCAGATCAGTGGAGCTGTGGACGCGACGATTAACACCTCGTAGTTGGTGATCAAGCGTCGCGTCCACCAGCAATAGGCTTGGTAATACGGCGTGTCGCTGATCTCTACAACAGCCGTTATGCCTGTGCCTAACACCGCGCGAGTGCTGGGATATAAGAGGACAGTCTGCGCCATTAGTCCAAAAATTTGCGAGCGGTTAGCAGCAGCCGCTCCCCACTGCTGGTAATGATGGTGCTGCTGTTATCGGAGTTGATAAAAGGGCGGCCCCGAAAGGCCCATACCCGGGGGCGGCGGGTATAGCCCCTAACGCGCACGCCTCGGCGGTTATGCGCTGGCACCACTGTTGGAGTGGCCTCTGCGAGCTTGGTGGTGGTTGCTTTGTTGTACAACCGCCCATAGGCCGCCTGTTGCGGTACTACAATGCGCACCCAGTTGTTGCGGTACTCGGCGCGCAGGCTGTTACGCAGGTTGCCCGTCTTAACCAGCCCCTGGCTGGTAACATTGGAGCGGGCGTTGCGTAACAGCTCGCCCCCTAAGCGGCGAGCCTCATCGCGCAGCAGCTCTGGTATCAGCTTGATTGCGCGCTCAAATAGATCATTGCTTTCGATATTACTCACTGGAGGCGTCGTTATAGAGTGCTCCAATGGAGCGCAGGTAATGGTATTCGGCCAATATCTGTGCGAGATGCTGAGGTGGCCAAGTCTCAGGTGGCCCGTGCTGGGTGCATTCCGCGGGGTAGTGAAAACGTAAAACAGCAAATATTTTTTGTATTGTATAGGGGTCAATATAATTTTTGTCTGTTTTGCGTTTGTCTTCTGCCTTTTTGTACTCGGCGAATAGTCTTGTGCCCTGTAAAATTGCCTCTATCCACTCACTTTTTTTTTGGTCAGCTGCGCCGAGAAGAAGCTAAAATCGAACGGAGAATTGTCCATTAACTGGTATAACGGCAACGCCGCAGATTGTAATACAACTGAGTTAAGCACGGGCTGGCTAGCTGCCACCAGGTGCAGACTTAAAAATTTGGCATTTGCCTCCAGTCTGTCTCCGAGCCCAACACCATAACTCTCTATGTTGCCCGTGATATTAGCTGCGGTGATGATCTCGCGATCGGTCAACGCGTAAGTTGGCTTAACCACTGCAACCAACCACTTGTTGGCGTAGGGGCCAGCTTGCATTTTGTACACTAGCGGCACGTATTGTGGGTCTTGCAGCAACTGACTAAGGGCCTCGCCCTCGTAGGGCGGGGTATTTATTGTTGACAACTTGGGTACCACTGGGTACACCTCCTTAATGTGTGCATTAGGGTTGGCTTGCAGCAGGAGCAACATCCGCTCGCCCTCCTCGTTGGTGTAGGTATCCTGGGCGTAGGTTGTCTGCTGAGGATTAGTTGCTGGCTCTTCGTCGAGCAGGTTTTTGTCGTTTTGCATTGTTATTGCACGCTTGATTGCTACCAAAATGCAAAAAACGCCCGACAAAACCAATTGCCGGGCGAACACCAAGATGCAAAACTAATTTTTACCGGTACTCCACATCGCCAACAACCAAACCTAGCTCGATCATCTGCGCGTCGCCTGTCTGGCCGTTGACTGTGCGGTCAACGCCAGTGAACTCCACATTTTTGAGATAGTCAGTAGCTATCTTATCGGGATTGTTTTTATCGGGTTGATACACGACCGTAATCGTAAAAGGCGGCACGTCCGTCAAATCGCGATTATATCCCGCGCTTTCTGCGGCATCTGCGATCTGCTGGTACTCCTCCATCATTACGGTCAGGCTGCCAGTGTGCTGCTTTGGCTCAACGGTGCGTGCCAGCGCAACGCCACCTGCGCCGTACACATCTGCCTTGGCCTGGTTGGTTGCATAGGCGATGCTGCTCAACCCAGCTATTGTGCCATTGAGCAGACTGACACGGCACTCCAGTCCATTGTAGGCCTTGCCGTAGCGCATCACGTTAAATTTTTGTAGTGCCATTTTTTGATTAAATTATAGCGTTTGCAAATTAAGCAGTAGTGTCGTAGGCTTGCACCACGCGGATGCGGTTGGCGTACTCAAACCCCAAAATCAGTACCCGGTACTCCAAAAAGCCTTGGCTCCGCACGTTTTGGTTAGCAATGGTTACCCGTACGTTGGTTAGCTCGTCAAACAAGGTAACAAAGCGGTTGCGTAAAACCGCCTCCAAGTTGCCCGCCAGCGACTGCCGCACGTCCGATAGCAAAAATCCGTTAGCATCTACCCGCAACTTGCCGCCAATGGTGTCAATCAAAAAGCGAGTAGCACTACGCTGCACCTCAAGGGCTGTGCGCACACGCATTACGTTGCCGTAGTCGCTGGTGGCTGGCGCAAGGGTGTTGGCTGATCCTATGTAGATGCCCGGCTTTTGGATATAATTGATAGGATAAATAATTCGCGTGGCATCCAAAACGTTGAGAAACGTTTTATGCGTTGCAGAAAAGTCTGTAACGTTAAATCCGCCACAAAATGCGCCTGTGAGCCCATCAACACCCTCGGAAAGGTTATTGCGCGTGATGCTTGGCCGGATAGGGCTCTCGGACATCAGATCATTAGCCAAGATGCCCAAAAAGTAGCCCGCTGCACTTTTGCCCGTCGCATCCCGGCTGATCGCGTGGTACACGACGTACCGCTTGCTCTCGGAGAGGGTAGGCACGGTATTGATGGCCAAGGTAGGGGTGTCCGTAATGGGGGGGGGAGCGTTTACCCCCTTGTAATCGAGGATATACACGGTGCCCACTTGGTTGCTCTCAGCCTCGGCGGCAGCCTCGGCGCAGATAGCAGTCGTTGCATTGGCGGTCATCGAGGCGTTGGGCGTGGCCTGCGCGATTACTAACGTAAGGCGGGGGGCGTACCCAAACTCTTTATGCGCAGTAGTCAGGGCGGCCTTGTTGATGGTGTTGGCGGTGATGGCCTTAAACCACAACTGTCCGCCTGGATTTTTGGCGTAGAAATCCTTAATAACCTGCAAAATATCCGGGTGCAAAGCGGGCGAGATGGCCTCGGCTGCCTCTACATCAAAGAGTAGCTGCGGGGTAACCGCGTTAGTTGCATTGTACACAAACAAGGCCGCAGTAGCAAAAGCAGTGTCGTTAGCTGCCGCCGCGTTGGTGTCGAGTAATACGTAGTCTATACCAGGAGCTGCCATAGTAGGTTAGGCGTTGAGTTGAGTGAGTGTCCAGTCGGCGATGGTGGCGGCCAACGCATCTAAGTTAGCAAAATAGGCTTGCATATCGCCTGCATTGGTGATAAAAGCTGCCTCTACGAGTACTCGGCGTTTGGGCAGCTTGCCGCCTTGGCCGACTACGTTGAGGATAGCCAACCGCCCGTGGGGGCTGTGGCTCTCAGGCTTGACACCCCGGTTGCGGATGCCCAATGTAGTAGCTATTGCAGCTGATAGCTCGGCTGCTGCAATGCGGCTGGGGGCTTTGGGATCGGCAAAGACTGCATTGCGCACCAGCACCTCGGTGCCTGTGGCAGTAGGAGTGCCAGCTGCATTGAGGTGTAGATCTACCATTACATCGTGCTCGGTGATCGTCTGCTCCAAGGCGCGCACCACTTGGATTAGGGTGTGGTTATCATCGTCTTGCCAAACCTCGCACTTGCCGTGCAAGTGGCGGGCAATGCGGTTGCGGAGGTCTGCCATTAAGTCGGCCTCGCGGTGCCCGTTGCCCACAGCACCAGGATCACGAGTGGGAGAGTGCCCAGCAGTAACGATCGCCTTGCCCTTGGGCGTTGCAGGCTTAGCAGAGGCTGTTGAGGTGCTGCTGTTCAGCATTTCTACTGGAGATTTATTTGCCATTTTCGTTAAAAAGGCTTAATAATTTGCAAAATTTTTAAAGCAAGTAGCAGGCAAGCGCAACTGAATACAATGATACCTAACCAGTGCCAGCCTGTGCGGGGGCACACACAAGGAGGTGCCAGTTGTGCGGGTGGCTGCACTTGCAGGATGGTATCGAGCCGGCACGTGTCGCGTAAGATCGTATCGCGGGTAATACAGTCCACCTGCAAGCCGCTGGAGCTAACTTTTACTCGGCTAATTGTGCGTGGGTTACTGTCCACAAGCACGGTTTCTGGCAAACAGACCCCATTTGTGGCGGGAGGGAGCAGCAGGCGCACGGTGTCGCCTGGCAAATAACGATAGATTGGGATCTCCACCTCAAAAGGCACTTGCACTACCTCAGGGACTAAGGTAGCCCATTTGTCGTAACACCTTTTTTGCGTGGCGCAGCTGACCAGCAGGATTAGGCTAACGACTATAAGGGTATACAGGCTCAGCCTTTTCATTGCAGTTTGTCGCTATCTCTTTTGCCTTTATCTATAACGCCTTTTTCGTCAAAAGCTTTAAATTTTTCTTCCAGCCATTTTGGCAAAGTAAAGTATCCCAAAAGGTGGGTTTTCTCAAAAATTGAAAGTAGCTCTCTTGACAAAATAAGCGAGTAAATCACGTGGTTGACCCAGGTTAAGGTATAATTATCTACTCCGTTGACCTGGTGGGTAGATACCTGCTGGCTGGCTGCCAGTAGGAGCGTATAGACTACCATTTTGCCAATTACCTTGCCATACTTGCGGCTATCGACTGCCTTGCGCTGGATAGCAAGCCACACGCCAAAAATGGTGTCGATGCCGACCAGGGCAAAAACAACGGCGACAATGCTCGCATCTGGCAATAAGGGATACACCCATTGACCCAGAATAGTCATAATACCACTTAGCATTATAACAATACCAATTTTGGCATCAGCGAAGTAATCTAGGTACTGTTGCATTGTTTTGAGGGGTTGGATAAAAAAATCGGCCTACCTGCTAGGCAAGGCAGGCCGATCTAATCGCGTGTGGGAAGTAGGATTAGGCGTCATCACGCACTAGGACAAAGACACCGTTGTTGTACAAGCGGGTAGCCGCCAGCGCAGCTGAGGTGCTCACCACCATTGACTGGTTGTAGGCGTCAGGCTGGTTTTCGAAGGTCAGCAATGGGGCTCGGCCAATGCGCACCCAGTTAGGATGGAGCAATATGGCACAAGGGTTGCCCGCCGTAACCGTAATAGGGTCAAGCGGGTTGGCAAACGGATCGTTGAGCGTAACAGTGCCCCCGTTACCAATGGTATAGGTAGGCATCGCCGTCGCTTGGTAGATGTCCATCCCCAAAACGCGGCTAATTGCGCCCTCGGCCTTGATTTGCATAGACCGCTCGGAGGTGTTAGCAAATTGAGGATCTGCGAGCAGATCGCTGTACGCCTCAGGGCTAACATACAGCCGGCGTCCGACGTTGGGCATCAAAGCTTTGTCGGCGGCCAGATTCAGGGCTACCAAGTCGTCGTAGGTTATCCGCTTTTGGCCAGCTACCGTTGCGCCAGTGCTCTTGATGTAGTTGGCCTGCGGCAGCGGGTTGCTGGTGGTAGCACCCGCAGCAGTCTTAGATAACAGCGGGCCTACAATCCTGGTGATCTGGATGTAGGGGATCTCCCACGCGGCCTCCTGGATGTGGCTGTCCACTACGATGCGCATCGGGTCGTAAAAACCGAACGCATTTTCGAGGTCTGCTTGGGAGACAATGCTAGGCAGACCTACCCAGCGGTCAATAGGCACCACAATGGTGTCCACTTTTGGCTTTTGGGCGGTCATATTTTCGGTGGGGTAGTTGAGGCGTCCCACTGTGCCAGTCTTATTAACTGGCAGCTCAATGGTGCTATTGCTGTTGCCCCGCACCAAGCCGGCCGGGAATTGCGATAGTCCGTTGAGCATTGGTGCCTGCTCGCGCAAAATATCCACCAATAAGGGGTCATAACGGTTGGGCACGGCCAATAGCTGTGCGCGCGTGGCCCTAACTATGCTGTCGACAGTTGGGCGGGACTGGGTAGGGTACAGTGGCATTGTACGTAATGTAAGGGGTGAGTGGCTAGACTAAGACGGGTACAGTTTTGAGGACGATCTCTATATCGCCCGCATTGATAGCAGACATATTGGCACCAGTGGTGGTCAGCACTAGTGTAATATTGGCATTGGCCGTTTTGGATACATTGCAATTTGTACTGTAATTAGTACGAGTTGCAATAAATACGTTTGCAGCATTGGCTAGCAAGTTAGCACTATTAACCGCCAGCTGTACAGTGGCTGCTGTAATGCTAGTGCCTGCTACGGGCGTGTGCACGATAACGGCGGCCTCCTCGATGGCTTGACCTGCGGGCAGGCTGTCCAAGACCAAGGAGCCAGTGTTAGTGCCTGTAATGGCAGCCAGCTCGGCTGCGCTTACGCGAATGCTTTTTTGGGTTTGGGGTTGGATAACCCGCTCGTTGCGTACTGGCATTGTGGGTGCAGATTAAAAAGGGGATAAGCGGGGGTTAAGCCGCAAAAATTTGGTTGTACAGAGTGGGGTCTTGCACTTGCAACTCCAGCAGCGCACTAACGGCCTCTGGCATAAGCAAGATCTCTTTGGGCGACTTGCCGTGGCAAGCCGCTGGGAATTGCGACAAAACCTGAGCGTGGACTGGATTGGGCGCGTTGCCAGCGGGCTTTTGCTGCAACTCAGCTGTGTGATCAACCGCCTCAATGCGCGGGGCGGTTGACTCCAACATTGCGATCGCTGCGCTGGGCGATGTGGTTTTGAGGGCCTGGTAGTCGGCATCTAAGCCTTGGCGCACGGCTAATTTGCCAGTGGCTATCAGCTTGTCAAGCAAGTCTGCTTGGGCCTTGTTGGCAGCATTGGCGGCTTGCGAGGTGATGCGCGCCTCGATTGCAGCCGTGATGGCATCAGGCGTGGCATAGGGGGTAATGCCCAGGTGCTGGGCCACTACCTCTGGGATGTTGTACTGCATACGTGTTGTTGTGTGAGTTGGTGCCTGCTGAGCGGGCGGGTTAGCATTAACGGGTTGGATAGGCGGCACGAGCCGCTTGTGTGTTGGCAAAGGTACGGCCTGGCGTAATGGGCCAGTATTAATGCGTGGCGATACCATTTGCGCTACCATTTGCCGGTCGTAGTCTTGATAGGCAAAGATCTCATTGGCCAGTCCGTACTCCATAGCCTGTTGCGCTGTTAGCCAGGTGTCGCCCTCGGCAAACATAGCCAGGTAATCATCGGCGGTCTTATTGACTCCGTTGTTACGAGACACGGCAGCGTAGATCTCTGCCATTTGCTGATTAATCTGAGTAAGGCGGTCGGCCTGCCCTTGCAAGTCTGCTGCGGTGCCATACGCCGTGCCACTTGCCTGATGCAGCATAATGCTGGCAGACTCGGCAATGCGGATTGGATTACCTGCCATTACAATAACAGAGGCAATACTGGCAGCGTAGCCATATACGGACGTGGTAACCTGCCGGCCTATTTTGCGCAACTCAAGCAACGCGCTGTAAATGGCCAGGCCATCATATACGCTGCCGCCTGGGCTGTGGATCATTACCTCGATATTATACTTGTTGTACTTGCCCACCAAGTCGCGGGCCAAGGCGTCAAAAGACTCTCCCCGCTCTTGGTCTGTCTCCCAGTCATAATACTTGCCAATTGCGTCTGTGATCAGCAAGGTTTTGGTATTGCTGTTAGGCCCATCCAAAAACTCATAAGCAACTGGTTGTTGCCTATTGGGGTGCTGTATTGTGTTAGGTGGCATTACTTGGCGGCGTGGGTTACGATTACCTTATATGTGTTAGTGTCCTCTACTACTATACCGTGCCTATGTAGCAGGTCGGCGGGTAGTCTCAGTATAATAGACCGGTTGAGCGCGATGTCTTGCTTGATGCGCATTGCGTCAGCATACGCTACGTCTTTGGTGTTGAGCCACAGCTTGTGTACCTCCTGCCAGGTTAGCCCCTCCACTGGTTTGATTTTAGGCTGCTCCTTACGCACGGCTATGGTCATGTTAGCCTCGGGCACGTCAACGTGTTGCACACGGCCAAACCAAGCCTCGCGGTTGGCTAGGCATAGCTCAGCCAGCCTGCCCTCTAGGTGGTCAGCCTTAGCTCGGGCAGCCCGTTCGGCTTGCCTTGCTTGGGCCAGCTGTGCTGCGAGGTATGTTATCTCGATTGGGCGCATTGGCGGCAATATGCAAACAAAATATTTTTTTGCCACAGTAATAAATTATTTTAAATTTTGAAAACAATATCTGTTTGATATGTGTAATTTGATGCCGTTTTTATTTTGGTTTCCTTGGAAAAAATTTGAAATATT